ATGGAGGCCGCAGGGCAAGCCGCCCCTGCCTATAGAGCATTGGAGGGTCAATGACACCGGATGATCTCAAGGGCACTTACAAGCGAGCATTTGAAACTGAGGACGGGACTAGGGTTCTAGAGCATCTAGAGTCCAGGTTTCACCTAACCACCTCCACCTTTTCGTCAGATCCGACGGAAACAGCATTTCGTGAAGGCCAGCGAACGGTAGTGCTGTATCTCAAAAATATGCTGGCGGATTGGGATCAAAAACTAAAGGATCAAATCAATGAGTGAAGAACAGGTAGCTGTAGTCTCTGATGCGGTAGAAGCACCAGGGGTAGCTCAGTCTGTTGAAGACTGGAAATCAAACATTCCCGAGGAGATACGAGAGCATTCAAGCCTTTCGCATATAAACGATGTTGGCGCACTAGCTAAAAGCTATGTTCATGCCCAGCAGATGGTAGGTGCAGATAAGGTTGCCTTACCTGGAAAGCATGCAACCCAAGACGAATGGGGCGAGGTGTACGCAAAACTTGGTAGACCTGAATCGCCAGAGGGTTACGAGCTGGCCTATAACAACGTGCCGGAAGGCGCCGAAATGGATAATGACCTAGTGTCATGGTTTAAAGATACGGCACACAAAGCAGGAATGAATCCACAGCAAGCCCAGGTAATGCTTGATGCTTATAATGAGATGACCTTCACGGGCGCGGAAGGCGCTGGAGTAGAAGCGCAAGCAAGGGTCGAGCAAGCGGAAAGTGAGCTGCGTAAAGAGTTTGGGCAGGCGTTTGATGATCGCATGAGTCTAGCCAACGGTGTTCTCTCTGAGTTTGGTAACCCTGAGATGACTGAAATTCAGTTAGCTGACGGCACATTGCTTGGAGATAACCCAGAAGTTATTCGCATGCTGGCAAACATGGGCGTCTATCTCAAAGATAAGGTTGGTGAAGATACGCTTGAGGGCGTAAAGACTAGCGGCGGAATTACTCCCAACGATGCAATACAGAAGGTTTCGGAGATTACAGCGCCTAATACGCCTTACTGGGACTCGCGACATCCAGAGCATCAGTGGTATGTTCAAGAAGCTATGAAGTGGAGGGAATATGCCACTGGATAAAAATTTATCTGATAGAGAGTTTAAACTTGAGATTCTTAAGAGTACACTCGAGTTTGGAACACCCGAAATGATTCGAAATGCTCTTGCAGTATCCGATCAGTTCGTAGAGTGGTGCGAAAAACCTGCCGACAAGCCTCGGGCCCGGAGTAAGAGTAGCGCAATCAAGCCAGGACAAGCGAAAGCCCCTGCCGTTTGACGGGTACGTAAATCGTCAAAACTTTATCGTCCGGCATGAGTCGGGTAGCGAAACCAACTTTACATTGCTAACAGGAGACGATTATGTCTACGCAAATTACGACTGCATTCGTGCAGCAGTTTAGCAGCAATGTCCAGTTGCTTTCACAGCAGATGGGCAGTTTGTTGCGTGGTTCTGTATCTGAGGAATCAGTTACAGGTGAAAAGGCGTTCTTTGACCAGGTGGGTCAGTCTGCGGCGGTGAAGCGTGTTTCGCGTCACTCTGACACTCCAATCTTGGATACTCCACACTCTCGCCGTATGGTCACTATGGACAGCTACGAATGGGCTGACCTGATTGATGATGCGGACAAAGTTCGTATGTTAATTGATCCAACATCAGCGTATGCCCGCACTGCGGCAGCTGCTATGGGTCGTGCAATGGATGATTCTATCATTGCAGCCGCTACTGGCGTTTCAAAGACTGGAAAGTCTGGCTCTACTAGCACTTCTTTGCCTTCTGCTCAGCAGATTGCAAATGGTTCTGTTGACCTGACTATCGAGAAGCTAATTGAAGCAAAGCAGAAGCTTGACGTTAATTCTGTTGACCCAAGCATCTCACGCTACATTGCTTGTTCACCATTCCAGATTCAGCGATTGCTGAATGAAACAGCCGTTACATCGTCGGATTTCAACACTGTTAAAGCGTTGGTTCGCGGTGAAGTTGATTCGTTCATGGGCTTTAAGTTCATCGTATCTAACCGTCTAGCAAAGGCAGGAAACATCCGCACTTGCTTCGCATGGGCAGAAGATGGCATGAAGCTTGCAGTTGGTCAGGACGTTATGGCTCGCATTGAAGAGCGTGCCGACAAGTCTTTCTCTACACAGGTTTACTACTGTGCAACCTTCGGTGCTACTCGCATGGAAGAAGAGAAGATCGTCCAAATTGACTGTGACGAATCTGAAAGCTACACATTCGGTTCATAAGGAGGATTGACTAATGGCTATTACTAAAGGTGTAAACGCTACTGCGATTGACACAAATGATCCGTTTGACTTCCTTGCTCCAGGCAATGTTGGCGGCAATCTCCATCAGTCAATGGACGTTCGCGCATGTGCGGCTGACGATCTGAATGCTGACGGCGATGCGGTTATCTTGGCTCAAGTTCCATCAAATGCTCGGATTACTAGCATTGAGATTTATAACGACGATCTTGATAGTGGAACCGATTCTGTTGTAAACATTGGTGTTTATAATGGCGATCAGCAATTCAACGATACTGACGGATCTGCAACGCTTTATGCTGCTGATGCAGTTATTGATGAAGATGCTTATGCCTCTGCTATTACTCAGCTTCAAGCTGGTAGCGGCGTAGGAAACAATTATGCTTTCTATCAAGATCTTAAAAAAAGTGCTCCATTGCAATCTATCTGGCAAGATGCCGGCTTGACATCTGATCCAGGCGTACCACTACGCATTGCTATCACTCAGACTGCTGCCGTTGCTGGTGCACAGGCTGGTGATATTGCAATGGTGATTCAGTACGTTATTGACTAAAGCTAACGGGGGGGCTTTGCCCCCCTTTTTCTTTATAAGGTCGCTATGGACACTCCATTTGCAGTGCATATTTCCAAGGGCGATGATGGTTCGTATGTTGTCGTTATGTGCATAGATGGCTTTAACACAGAAGTAAGCGCTGAAGAGTTTGTCCGCACATTATTGCTAGATGGAAGATTAGCGATAGGCGATGTAGAATTTGTAACTGAATTTAATTTACAGAGCATTCACTGATGGCCGCTTCAATCGTTGATATTTGCAATAGCGCGCTTAATCAAATTGGCGCATCCAATATTATAAGTCTTACTGAAGATAGTAAGGCTGCTCGTATTTGCAATCAGCGATACGAATACATCCGAGATTCCGTTTTCCGTGCACACCCATGGAAAGCATTAACGCGAAGAGTGACACTAGCACCCGATGCAGTTAAGCCGGCCTTTGAGTTTGATAACGCCTTTACGTTGCCTGCTGACCCTTACTGCCTGCGTGTTTTGTATCTCCGCTATCACGACATCCCCTACCGACTTGAAGGTCGCAAGATTCTCTGCGACGAAGATACGGTCGATCTCATATACCTGGCGCGTATCACCGATACTAGTGAGTACGACTCTTTGCTCATCGAAGCTTTGACATCTGCTATTGCTGCCGATGTTGCTTATCCGCTAGTGGGAAGCAATAGTCTTGCACAATCAATGCGCGCTACTTACGAAGAAAAGCTAAAAGAAGCAAGATTTGTTAGTGCTACCGAGGGCACACCCGCAAGCATTAACAGCGTTGCCGCTCCTGGCGCTCTTGAAGCAGATACGTTTATTAGATCGAGGTTCTGAGTCATGGCGAAATCAAGCGCGCCGTTCACTAACTTTACTGCTGGTGAGCTATCGCCCAGGCTTGATGGCCGGACCGATCTTGCGAAATATTTCAACGGCTGTAAGAAGCTACAAAACTTTCTGACCTTTCCGCAAGGTGGCGTTACACGTCGCCCAGGCACGGAGTACATTGCCGATGGCAGAAATGCCGGAGGAGTTTCGTACTTTCAGCTCAGGCTCATACCTTTTGAGTTTAACGTCGAGCAAACGTACATTCTTGAGTTTTCTGCGGGTAAATTCAGAATATTTAAAGATGGCGGGATTGTTGTTGATGGCGGAGGTAGCCCCGTTGAGGTTGTTACTCAATACTCGGCATCCGATCTTTCTGGGTTAAAGTTTACGCAATCTGCCGACATCATGTATATCGTGCATCCTAACCATGCACCTCGGCAAATTACTCGCACGGATCACGACGCCTGGACAATAACCGACATTGAGTTTCGTCGTGGCCCATTTCTGGACCCGGTGTTTGACGACTCGACATTGTTGGCTGACGGCAGGACTGGAAGCGTTAGCATTACATCTAGTGTTGCTAACTTCTTTAAATCTACCGATGTTGGTCGACTCATAAAGCTGCATCATGGATATGCAGAAATAACGTCGCTTCGATATACGCTTGGCTTTAACAACCTATCTGGAGGCACGTTTTCTGGTGGTCAGCAAATAACCACCACGGGGCCAGGAGGCGGATCTACTGCGATTATCGCTTCTGTAGGCGCAAGCTCATTAGTTGTCTATAACGTAGTTGGCAGCACATGGACTAATGGCGTGCCGTTTGAAAGTCCTGGCGGAGTGGTTACTGCAAACGCTACCAATGCTATTGATACTACGCAAAGCGAGATAGCCTTTGCTACCGTACAGGAAAATGACGAGCTAGAAGAAGAGTTAGAGCCTAGCTTTACCGCTACCACCATTAGCTTTCACGAAGGCGATCCCGATGCTACTGGGTTGGCGCACAACGACTTTATTGAGGATAGCGGAGGACACTTTATTAGCGAAGGCTTTAAAGTCGGCATGCGTATCAGTGCAAGCGGATCAGTTAACATTGACATTGCCACCTGGCATATAGCGGCAAATAAGATAGAGGTAACTTGCTCTACGCCTCACCGACTTATTAACGGTGACTTGGTAAAGTTTACCGGTGTAAGCGATGGATCGCTAACCATAACTTTCACTGACGGTAGCGCCGCTGACATTAACGTAGATACGTTTGAAGTAAAAATAGATCCCGATACAGATCCCGAGACCAGGTTTCAACTGCTAGATCCAAAGACGGGCGGCGATCTAAACCCTTCCGGTAGCGCTTCGGGCGGCGATCTTATTAATGGAAATAACTTTTCTAACGCTTTAATCGTTGCAGTAAGCGATAGCATTATTACGTTAGCCACCAGTAACGACGTTCACTTTCAAAACGAAGGCGCTAGCATTACGCTGAGTGGCGATCTGATTGCGGACGATGAGTATCAGATGGGCGCGTTTTCCGAGACTACCGGATATCCGGCTTGCATTGCATTCTTTGAGCAACGACTTGCTTTTGCCAACACCGCAACACAACCGCAAACACTTTTCTTTTCTGTGAGCGGAGACTACACAAACTTTACCTCCGGCA